ACTACTTATTTGCGTTATATAGTATAACGGTATAAAATTAAGCATATGAATATAGAAAAATCCTATTGGTCTGCCAATGGCGAAAGCATTCATCTCTCAGTTCCTTTTACAAAGGTTAACCGTGAGAAAAGAACTGTTTCTGGATTTGCAACACTAGATAACGTTGATCAAACTGGTGATGTTGTTACAGCAGAAGCAAGCCTAAAAGCTTTTGAAAATTTCCGTGGCAACCTTCGTGAGATGCACACACCTCTTGCTGTTGGAAAGGTTGTTTCTTTTAAACCAGAAACATTCTATGATCCAACCACAAAATCTTTTTATAGCGGAGTGTATGTTGATGCATACATTTCAAAGGGTGCACAAGATACATGGGAAAAAGTTCTAGATGGTACTCTTTCAGGATTTTCAATCGGCGGAAAAATTAATGAGTCTGACAATGAAGTAAATAAAGCTACTGGTCAATCTGTTAGATTTATTAAAGACTATGATTTAATTGAACTTTCAATTGTTGACTCACCAGCAAATGAACTATGTAACATTTTGTCTATTTCAAAAGTTAACGGACAGTTAGTTTTTAAAGGAATAGCAGCAGATGTTAAAATGGAAAATATTTTTTATTGTGCAGAAAGTGATTCTGTTTTTATCTCAACAGACAAAACTTATGTATCACCAGTTACAAATAAACCAGCAGAATTAATAGGTTGGGTAGAAAGTAATGATGTAAATAAAGCAAAAGAGATAGATAAAATTCTTGATGCGTACAAGCAATCAAGAGTGTCGTTGCCTGAAACACAAACAATTGCAAAACAGGCAAACGCAGAAGGAGGTAATGAAGTGTCAGAAAACACAGAAAACGTAGTTGCAGAAGATGCAGTAGCACCAGAAGCAGCCGTAGAAGAAACATCAGTTGTTGCTGAAGAAGCACCAGCTGAAGCTCCTGCAGATGCAGTAGCAGACGCTCCTGCCGAAACTCTGGAAAAAGCAGCCGACGTATCAGAAGTTGAGGTTGATGAACCTGATTTTGCAAAGATGCTTGGCGAAATTAAGAACTTTTTCTCAGAAACTGTAGCAAAGTCAGCAGAACAAAAGTCTGCTGAAGTTTCAGCAATCAAAGATTCAGTAGAGTCTTTTGCAAAGAATGTAGAAGCTAAGATTACAGAATTGGCAGAACAAAATGCAGCGCTATCAAAGGCAGTTGCAGAAATTAACACACTAATCAACACAGTTGAGAAGCGTGTAGACGCAGTAGAATCAGACACTGCAATTAAGAAGTCCAGTGACCTTGGCGGGTCTCAGGAAGTTTTACAAAAATCCAAATCTAAATGGAACGGTTCTTTCCTCGGTTCCGTACAAGAATTAATCAAATAAGGTAGGTGAAATAAATGAGTAATGAACTATTAGAAAAGGCAGCAGAAGCAGGTACAACAGTATCAACAGGCTTTGGCTCCTCAACAGGTGGTACAGGAGTACACAGAGCTTCCGAAAACGGAAACGGTGGACTTCTAAACCCAGAACAATCAGCCCGCTTTCTAGATTATATGTTCGATGCTACCGTAATTGGTAAGGTCGCCCGTACAGTCCGAATGAAGGCCGATACAACAGAGATTGACCGTATGTCAGTCGGAGAGAAACTAATGAAGCTTGCTTCAGAAGGTGAAAACACAGGCACAAACAGTGCAGTGACTTTCTCAAAGATTTCTCTAACAACAAAGAAGCTTCGCCTAGACTGGGAGCTTTCAACAGAAGCACTTGAAGACAACATTGAAGGTGCAGATCTAGAAGATCACATTGCACGTTTGATGGCAACACAGGCAGGTAATGATATTGAAGATGTAGTTCTTAACGGAAATACAGCTCTAACTTCAGACAACCTATACAAGTCATTTGACGGTGTTGTAAAGAAGGCAAAGGCTAGCGGACACGTAGTTGACGCAGCAGGTGCTAATATTTCTCGTGCAGTATTCAACTCAGCGTTGAAGGCACTTCCACGCAAGTACAAGCAACGTCGCCAGGATCTTCGATTCCTTGCAGGATCTAACTTGATCCAGGACTACTTGTACTCAACATCACAAAACATCCAGAACGTAAACCCACAAGATATTGCTTCAAGCATTATCCGTGGAGATCAACCAGGTCTTGGTGGTCCAGCTGGATTCGTTGCACCATTCGCATTCGGTATTCCAATCGTTGAAGTTCCTCTTCTAAAAGAGGCACAAGACGGTGACTACTCTGGTGAGACTGGCGATCACGGAGACGTACACTTGACATTCCCAAATAACGTAGTTATTGGTATCAAGCGTGATGTAACTGTATATCGCTTCTTCTGGCCAAAGAAGGACTCTATCGAATACACAATGTTTACTCGTGTTGGCGTTCAGATTGAACAAGCTGATGCATGGGTAGTTGTAAAGAACGTTAAGGTCGCTTCCTAATTAGGAAATAGGCTTGAAAAGCCCCCAAATTTATTTTTGGGGGCTTTTCATTTGAATTTAACAATGATATAATTAAATACCTAGAAAAAGGAGACAATATGTCATTTGACACATTAAAGGTAACCGAACTAAAGAAACTTGCCGAAGATTTTGGCGTAGATACAGGAACCTTAAAGAATAAAGCAGACGTAATAGCAGCATTATCAGAAGAAGGCGTAACATGGTCTGTATATCAAAAAACACTACAAACAATGAAAGATGTATCAGAAGAAGACACGATTGAAGTATTGCCTAAGTTTGATCACAAAAAAGAGCAGGCGGCTGGAACTGTCCTAGTAAGAATGACTAGAGATAATTTTAGATATGATATTCAAGGGCATACATTTACAAAGGAGCACCCTTTTGTAGCACTAACTGAAGCAGAAGCTCAAAAGATTTTTGACGTAGAAGAAGGTTTCAGAGTTGCAACTCCAAAGGAAGTTCAGGAATTTTATAACTAAAAGCAATAAGAAGGAGTAGGTCAATGGCAGAAGTATTGATAGGTACCAACTCGCCAATATCTCATCAGGTATTTTGGCAAGGAGAGGTAGTAGACTCAGATTCTGCCCCAACTGTAAAAGTTTATGATATTACAGAAGACCCCGCTATTGTTCCATCAATAAGCCCTACTACCATTTTAACAACATTAACTTCAGTTAAAGATGAAACAAATATTGGTTTGTACAATGTTTATATTCCTTTAAATATAACAACAAGAAACAGGGTTTTAAAATTAGAGTGGAATTATACCGTAAACTCTTCTGCTGTTTCTAAAACTCACGACGTCTCTGTTGTTACTCCATATACCGATTTGTCTCAGATGTACCAAGAGCTTGGTATAAGTTCAGATCCCTCAGATCCATCTTATAGGTCTTATAAAGAATTAAAAGCTGCAGAAAATTATGCACGTAGAAAAATTGAAGACTATACTGGACAGTCGTTTTATTTGTACGATGATGTAGAGCTAGTTTATGGTTCTGGGTCAGATGTTCTACCAACACAACAAAAAATTAATACAATATATAAGCTATATGTAAATGATGTTCTTCTCTATGATAGTTTAAATTCTATAAACAACTGGGGCCTTAGCCTAGAAGTATCTGAAACTGGATACGGAATTAAAGTTAATAGAGCAAATCTACTAGATAACTCAACATATATTGCAAACGGAATGGTGCCTCCATCATTTAATGATTATGGGACTGGTGCATTTATACCAAATGTAAAATATAAGGTTATAGGTAAATTTGGCTGGAATAAAGTGCCAGCCCAAGTTGATTTAGCATGTATTGAGCTTATTAAAGATTTCTTCTCTAACGATAAAGAATGGAGAAACAGGTACTTAAAAACAATACAGACGTTTGACTGGAACTTTGAGTTTGATTCACAAGCTTATACTGGTACTGGAAACGCCTATGCAGATCAGCTTTTATCAGAATATGTCTTAACTCAGTCGGTAATAATTTAATGAACAATTTAATAGACTCCCTACTTTCTATGAAGTTGGATGTATACAGACAAATAGATTCTCAGGATGCAAATACTGGCGCCATTAAAAAAGAATGGATCTTTTATAAAACGGTGAATTGCCATGCAAAGGGGGTTATAAGTAATTCGGCAACTTCAAGAGGCAGCGACAGACAAGTATTTTCAAATAAGTATTCTAATGAACAGGTTCTACAAATAAGAACTTTAGAGAGATTAACAGCTAGAGATAAAATAAGCAATATTCGTGATTCTTCAAATAGGCCAATTTGGACTGAAATAAATTATCCAAATGAGACCCCCACAGTTTTTGAAATTATAGGAACGACACCAATAACAGATCCTTTTGGAAAACCTATTGGATTCAACACATCTGTAAAGAGATCGGAGAATCAGCAAATTGGACTATAATGGAATGTTACTTCAAGCAGCCAGCGGCCTAGAAAGATTAGCCGTAGGCAGTAATAGTCGTGATAAGACAATATTTAAAGATAGCACAGTTGCTCAAGTATCTGCATATGTTTATTACGAAGCAAACGTCATTGCCAAATTGACTACTAATAAAACATTTCAAAACAAATTCACTAAAGTAATCTTTGATCAAATAAACAAAGATTTTCCAGAATATATAGATTCTCAATCAAGAATTAAGCCAAAATCTTTTCACCATGTATATGAATGGAAAAAGACTGGAGATGCTAGCTCTAGATTATTTAAGATAAATAAAGTATCTCAAGATGGACTTTCATTTGCAATTAATTATGAATTTTTGCCATCTAAGGTTGGTGTACCAACTAGAATGCCAGGCAAAAAGCATGTGTTTAGAGATAAAGCTTTTATTATGGAAAAAGGAGAGCCTCTAATAATCTCTCCACGCTCCTCTAAGCGACTTGTTTTTTCTATGGATGGAGTTACTGTATTTATGCCAGAAGGGGCTTCAGTGACCGTTAGAAGGCCTGGAGGACCCTCTGTAAAGAACTCCTTTGACCTACAATATTCTAGATTTTTTAGTGGCCAACTTGTAAGCGGTTCAATTAAAAAATCAGGATTTCAAAAAATGTTTAATAGTTCTATTTCAAAAGCATTAAGCGTTCCATCAAATATTAAAAGAGTTCAATATTCATTTTCTCCAAATTATATTCGTTCACAGGCGGACTCTGCACTTACTCAGGCATTTGGAGGGTCATTATGACAGCAGACTATAAGTTAGATGCCTCAATAGAAATAAGAAAATATTTGTGGGATCAAATTTTAACAATAGGTCTATTAGAAGCAGACGATTATTACTCAGACAGCCTTGGTTCATCAATTGTTCCCATTATTCCAGTTCAACAGTCTCCAGAGATGAATCAATTTTTAAGTGGCAAAACCCATATTGTGTATGACAAGATTGGTATGTCGTATGAAGAGAATTGGGCAATATGTTGCGAACAAATACTTTTTACTATTTATTCAACAGACGTTTCTGAGATAAATCAGCTTAGAAATTTTATGACAGATTTATTTAGAAGAATGGATGACTCAGCAAGGGATCTAAATTTGTGGGGTGGAGTATCTGATAAGTTTAAGTTCTACAGCATTTTTATATCAGAGATTTCCCCAACTAGTCCTTCTGAAGAAATCCAGGGATTTTTGTCTTCAGATGTAATCCTTGAAGTTAAGTATGCCAGGATATCTGACGTAAATGGCAGGTTTGTATAGAGTTTGCCTTTGGGTCGTTTATCCACTACAATTAGACAAGAGGAACGGCCTAGCCAGCCACAAAAACTTAATATTATGTTTAAAAAACAGGAGGTATAACAATGGCATTTAATAATGCAAAGAATATTCTTGTTGGTGCATCACCACTATATGTATCAGTCAAGGATTCAACAGATCCATCATACGTTGAAAATATTCTAGATTCAGGTTCAGGAGTTTCATTTGCTCCAAGAACATCAGCCGCAACTACACTTGCAGCATCTAATCTAGTTCGTAACGTTGGTTTCACCAACAATGGTCTTCAGATCACTTACAACCCAACATATGATTCAGTAACAGTAGATCAGCTTCTTGATACAGCTAAGCTTTTCAAGTCAGCGATGGAAGTTATGATTGCAACCGAAATGTCTGAAGGAACACTTGCAAACGTTCTTTTGGTATTCGGACAGGGAGCTTCAACTCTCACAAAGGATAACGTAGCATCAACAGATGCATACCCTACAAAGGGCGCAACAGGTGCAGACGATAAGTCTCTAACACTTGGCCTTGAGGCTGGAGCACTTGGTGTTCAGCCAACAGAGCGTCAGTTGTTTGCAGTTGGTCAAGCACCAACTCTTGCAAAGGGTGCATCGGCAGAAGTAGCAGCAACAACAGAGCGTGTATATTATGCACGTCGTGTTCTTTCTGTACAACAGTCACAGTTCTCACTAGCACGTAATACACCAACAACTTTCCCAGTAACATTCCGTCTGCTTCCAGACGCTAATTACACTGGTTCAGAATATGGTAAGATTATTGACCGAGTTCTTGCGTAATTAATTTATTAATTAACAGGGCCCCCCAGAAATGGGGGGTCTTCTGTTTGTGGTGATAATACCTATATGTTATAATAAATGAGACTAGATCCTAGGAGGATTAAATTGGCAACAACAGTATATAATGTAGAAGAAATCACCGCATACTTGAAGTATGTGGTGGTATTAAGTTGGACGACCCAAACCTACTAGCGGCAGCGGTTCTGGCTGGTCAGAACTAGACTTAGCCGCTTTATTAGGAGAAGTTTTTCTTTTAGGTCATTGGAAAAATTACGAAGAACTAGAAGAAAGTCTTTCAATGCCAGAGTTATTGCAAACATTGAAATCTATTAAAAAGAAAGAGTCGGAGGAAAGAAAGTTTCTTGCAGGAATGCAAGGTATCGATCTTAACATCGAAGAAGAAAAAAACGAAGGTCCTACCTTTGAAGATGTCAGAAGAAAAGCATTAGGAATTGAAGCAGACGGATCTGACATAGTTTCACTACAAGGACAATTTGCTGCAGAAGCAGGATTTGGAATTGGAGCAGGTTTAGGATATTCTAAGGAGTAATAAATGGCTGATGAACAAGTAAGAACCCGAATTACCGCAGATGCGGATTTTTCGGGACTCATTGCAGATGTTCATAAAGTAACCGCATCCCTATCTAAACTGCAAGAAAAAATTGCATCATCAAACAAGATGTTTGCAAATCAAATTGCAGTAATGAATAGGTCCTTTTCGGACACTTTAAGAAGCACAGGCCAATTTTCAACACACTTTGTAAGCTTAAATTCTGATGTAGAAAAATTTGGAAAAAATTTAGATTCAGGACAGCTTAAGTTAAATCAATATTATAAGACTATGCAAAATCACGCCAAAACATCTGGCGGACTTATTAGAGATCTTGCAAAACAACAAGTAGCATTGCAAAACGCAATTATACAGCCTCTGGGAAGAAATGCTCAGGGGCTAATGCAATTTAACGTACAGGTGCCTAGAGGCCTTGACGAAGTAAAAAATAAAACTGCAATTGCAAGACAAGAACTTCAGATTATGAATAAAGTTGTTCAGCAGGGCGCTGGTCAACTTATTAACTGGGGTAAAAATACACAGTGGGCAGGTCGTCAGTTAACTGTAGGTCTTACACTTCCTCTAGCAGCATTTGGAAAAGCTGCAGCAGATGCTTTTAGAACGGCAGATGCAGAGTTAACAAGACTTGTAAAGGTTTATGGAGATACTGCTGGAACTACAACAGAAGAATTAGGTAAGGTAAGACAAGAGGTTGAGGCAACAGCTAAAGCTTTATCTCAAAATTTAGGTGCGTCATATAGAGAAACTTTAGCGCTAGGCGCAGATATTGCAGCAACAGGAAAAACTGGACAGGAGCTTATTGCTTCAATCGAAGAAACAACTAGACTTGCAGTGCTTGGAGAAGTTGATAGAGCAGAAGCAATGAAAGCAACATTAGCAATTCAATCTGCATTTAAACAAAATACAGATCAACTATCAGAATCAATTAACTTTTTAAACGCAGTTGAAAACCAAACATCAACAAGTCTAAATGATTTGGTGGAAGCAATTCCAAAGGCTGGACCAGTAATTCAAGGTTTAGGCGGAAGCGTAAAAGATTTAGCTCTTTATTTAACAGCTATGCGTGAAGGTGGAATTAATGCATCTGAAGGTGCTAACGCACTAAAATCAGGTCTTGCATCTTTAATTAACCCTACAGATAAAGCTGTAGAACAATTTAAGGGATTTGGAATAGATCTTTTAGGAATTGTAAATGACAATGCTGGAAGCACCACAGATACCTTACTTGCTTTGCAAGCAGCATTAGATCAGCTTGATCCATTAAAAAAGCAACAAGCAATTGAAAATTTATTTGGTAAATTCCAGTTTTCTAGAATGAATGCCCTATTTGAAAATCTAGGAAAACAAGGAAGCCAGACACTACAAGTTTTAGACTTAATGAAAGCAAGCACAGGCGATTTGGGAGCATTGGCTGATCGAGAATTAAAGGCTGTTACAGAATCTGCTTCTGGAAGATATAATAGAGCTGTAGAAGGATTAAAGGCTGAGTTGGCCACAGTAGGAAATCAATTTTTAGCAATTAACACAACATTAATTAATGTTGTTACAAAAATATTAGAATTTGTAGATAATTTACCTAAGCCATTAAAACAAGTACTAACATTATTTGGAGGGCTAACAGCTGTAGCTGGACCACTTATTATGTTAACTGGTGTACTTGCAAACTTCTTTGGATATATAGTAAAGGGTGTATTCCATATGAAGGCTCTGTTTAAAGGCGGAGAAGGATGGAAATATTTAACTCCAGAAATTTTAGCAGCAGAAAAAGCTGGAAGTTTAATTGAACAAACTCTTTATAGCGATGCTAAAGCAGCAGGAGTTTTACAGCTAGCATTAAGAAATCTTATTGATGAGTTTAGTGTTCTAGAAGCAAAAGCAGCAACTGGTTCAATATCTGTAGCCCCAGCAGTTAACACTATGGCTGGAAATTTAGTTCAACGAGCAGGCGCAGGAGCAAGAGTAGTTGATAAAAATCACCCACTTGTAGGACCAGCTTATTCAAGGGCAAGTTCTCACATGAATCCTCGTGGAGTTATGTCAACAACAGAAAGACTTAATCAAACAATGTTCGGCATGGTTCCTGGATCTATTCCAGTAAATCAAAGAATTGGTCAGAACCCACAAATTTATGCAGAGTCAGAATTACCAAATATACCAGGACTTACAAGAGTTAATGGAGCATCTACTGGCATAGTCGCCTCTGAAGCTGGAAAATGGCATGCAATGATGGCGACATTAGGCATGCAGTCAAAAGCAGAAATTGCTGCACTTAAAAAATCTATTGCTACTACTGGATTAGCAAGCGCAGAATTTATGCAAGTGTTTGACGATGTTTTGCCAGCAGTTCAAGCTATTACTAAAAATGCAGCAATTGAGTCAAGAGCAATCATAGCACAACTTGAAGCAGGAGCAATGAATGTTCAACAGGCTAGAGCAGAAATTATGGCACTAAACTCTAGGACAGAAGCTCTTATTGCAGAAACAACTATGGCACAAGCAAAGGGAATGGGTAGGACTTTAAATCCAACTGTAATTCCTACATTAAATCAGCCAGTTGTAACGGCTACTGGTAAGTCTAATATGCGTGAGCTTTTTAAGAAAAGCAAAACAAAAAACTTTATTGATAGTATTGCTAGAAATTTAGGAGTAAGAACATCAGGTGCTGGTTATAATATAGAGACTACTAAGCCAAAAAATTTCAATGATGGTGGATATGTATATACAGCAAATGATGGAAGCATAGTTCCTGGGCCAAACATAAATGCAGATGTTGTTCCAGCAATGCTTACACCAGGAGAATTCGTTGTAAATGCTCAGGCAACAAAACAAAACCTACCATTGCTTATGGCTATTAATGGTGGCGCTGGAGGAACAGGTCCAAACTTTAATGGCGGAGGAACAGCCACAGATCTAGATTTATACAGACAAATATTGTCTATTGAAGAAAGATATGCAACATCTCCAAACTGGGGAGATGAGGCTAGATTTAGAGCTATAATGAATAATGCTAGCGCACTAGTGCCTCTTGGCGTAGATCCGTCAGATGCAATTGCTATGGCAACAGCGGACGTAGATACTGCTTTAAGAAATTCTTTTAGAAAAGATTTACGTGGCGGGCAAGGTGAGATTGATAGAAGATTATTTAAAGAGCAAGCAAGAAAAGTAACTCAAGCTAGACACAGATATATTAAACAAAAATATGGAAGATCATTGCTTACAAAAAATGCTGGCGGTCTGCAGGCTTTGTCTGCAAAACAAGCAAATCAAGATTCTGTAAAACTTTTAAGATTACTAGAAGCATCAGATCCAAAAATGGCGGCAAGGGTTTTCCCTAGATTATTCCCAGACGTAGACCCTTCTAAAATTAGACTATCAGATTTAACAAGTAGAAATCTTTTTGAATCAGAACACGTTTCTCCAAAAGACAAGTCTGGCTTTAGAAACTGGGGATATAATGCTGCAGGTAATTATATGCAGGCAATTGCTGGCGAGTCTAATATTAATAGATTGCACAACACTCTTGGAAATAGAGGCCTTGTTCCAAATGCCGTGCCGTTAACAACATCATCTGCAGAATCAGTGCAGAAACAAATGAGAGCTAAGCGTGGAAATATATCTTATCCAAAAGCAGTTTCAATGTCTCCTTCTAGAAGTACCAGAATTGCTAAAGCAATAATTGGTGCATCTTCAAGAAGAAGATTATTTAGTATGGCTTCTGCTGGCGGAATGAATAAGGGCGGAATGGTTTATGCAAACAAGGGAGGAATAATACCTTCATTAAGATCTGGATTTAGCGAGGGACGTGCTGGAAAATCTGGAGGAGAGCCTTCCGAAATGGGAGGAATGGGACAATTTGGTTTAGGTATGGGCTTGCAAATGGCTGGCATGTATACTGGAGGAAGCCTTGGAACTGGAATGATGGCTTCAGGAACTGCTCTTCAAATGTTGCCTATGTTACAAATGCTAAAGCCAGCAATGGGACAATTAAAAAATATTACTGGGGCAGTAAGTTTATTTGGAAGAATTGCTGGATCAGCGTTTAGAATAGCTGGAGCAGCAGTAAAATTCTTTACTGGCCCTGTTGGACTAGCAATAATTGCAGTAGGTGGTTTAGTTGCAGCATATAAATTAATTAAAAAAGAAATAGCAGAACAAAGAAGAGAAACAGCTTTGTTAAATGGAATAACAAAAGAAGGCGCAAAAGAAGCTGGAATATCTTATGAAACAATGACAGAAAAGCTAAAGCGTGTTAACGCTGAACTAAAGCTTCAAAGAGAAAAAGGATTGCTTGCCTATGAAGCAACAACAAATTCTGGAGTATCTGGATTAACATTAACAATTGCAGAGTTAAAAAAGCTTAAAGAAACTGCAAAAGAAACTATGCCTACGCTGTATGCAACATTTAATAACATTGATTCTTCTAAGGTAAATGATTTAGCTGCTAACCTAAAAGCACAATTTGTTGCAGGCGGAATGAGTGCACAAGACGCTACAAATAAAATTTATGCATTAATTGAGGCATCTAATAAGGCTGGTCAAGGATTTAATGCAATAGCTCAAAAGGGTTTTCAGCAAATTGTAGATAAAGGGTCTGCAGCATCCTTTACTATAGAAACATTAAAGGGAAATATTTTAGATTTTGAAAAAGGAATTAGAGACGTAGATTCTGCAGCTTTCTCTGGCAATGTTGATTCAGTTATTAATTCTTTAGAAGGAGCAGTAAATGCTTTAGTTGGAACAAGAGATGCTAGTGGGCAAAAAATAACAGAAGCTCAAGCATTAGTTATGCAATACGAAAAGCTTAATACTCTAGGGGTAAAAAATCTTCAAATTGGAGAAACCGCTCTAAATAATTTAAAGAAAGAAAATCCTTTGCTAGCAAGCATATTAAAGTCAACGGATACTGTTGGAGGAATGTGGGCAAAGGTAAGATTACAGACTGCTGGAGTTAATGTTAATTTAAAAAACATGAGCTCTGAACTAGCAATATCTCTTTCTCTTTACCAAGATGCTTTAGAGCAAGCAGGCGATCAAATAGAATCTGGAGAAGTTGTTTCAGATGCATTAGGAAAAGCAGCAGCGGGATCCAAAAAACTTGGCGAAGAAATTAAAAAGAATTCTGATATTCTTAAAAAGGCAGAAGATGCTCAAATAGGAATGGATAGGGCAGCTATTAAAAGAATTAATGACAAGATTGCTGCAATAAGAAAAGAGGCAGATGCAAAAAAGAAAGCAATGTCAGATGCCCTTGAATCAGAAAATACAGAATTAGAGTTACAAAAACTTCAATTAGAAGCACAGGCTCAACTAGCTCGTGGAGACAGAGATGGTTATGCACAGACACAGCTTGCTATTAAACAATTGGTAAATGAAACCCAAGCTAAAAAGGCTATGCAAAAAGTTGATGAACTTGCTCAAAAAGAAGAAGACAAGTGGAGAAAGAAGCTAGATGACGATCAAGAAAAGAAAGATAGACAAGGTGATAAGGTTGATGCTGCAAATAAAGGAAACAATAGAGCGGTAGAGACAAAAGCCAAGGTAGACGAGTACCTTGCAAAGCTTACAGCTCTTGCACAAAGAATGTCTAATGCTCAAAGATTAAAAGATCCAACAAGAAGAAAAGAATCTGTAGATGCTGTAACTGGAGAAAAAAATCTTTTAATTGAAAATCTTGGCAAAGAGTCTAAAGAAGTAAGAGAATTTTTTAGCAATTATGTTGACCCTTCAACTGGTAAAAAATTAAAGGGTGTTGCTAAGTGGGGTGGCGGAGCAGATTCTGAATTTAATAAGCTTGTTCAAGAAATGGAAAAACAGGCTGGCACCAACTATGACAAGATGGTTAAAGACCTTGGTGGGGGTTCAACTTTAAATGACGTTGTAAGAGCAATGGGTGGTAAAGCTCCAGTAACAAGAAACATTACAGCCGATAATTTAAGTTCTATTTTAAAGGGTTCAGAAAAACTTAGCGACTTGTTTAAAAAGAATGGTGACCTTACAGACATAGCTAGAACAAGACTTATAAATAAATTTAAGTTAAAGCAAGATGATGTCTTTAGATATGGGGAAGATGAATATAGAGTCACAATAGGAGAAGATGCTATTCTTCATGATGCTAAGGCTGTAAAAAGAGCTGGCGGAGGAAGATTTACCCCTGGACAAACATATACCATAAATGATGGAATGAAAACAGAAGGTATTAGGTTTGATATGCCTGGAACCATATATCCTAATATTAACACTTCTCCAAGATATAATATTCCTTCAAATAGCATAAATGGAATGAGCGGCGTATCAAATAATGCATCTTCTTCAAATTGTGTGTATAATGTTAACATAGCTCTCAACGGAACAAATGTAAGCGTTGATGAGGTTGTAATGAGATTTAAGCAAGAGCTTTCAAGAATGGGAGCTAAAGAGGGAAGAATTAAAACAATTGGAGCTGGTGTAGTATGACAACAGTAAAGTTGCCTAGAGGATCAATATTACAAATAGAGGCAAAAGATTTATTGGCAACCCCTGCTGGCACCACTCTTATTTGGAATAAGGTTACAGAGCATAATAGATCTGAGTTTAATATGTCTATTGAAAGAATAGAAAAAGTTGTTAGAACATCAAATGGCACACTTAGAAAAAACCATATTGCTGATAAAAGAATTTTTTCTACATCTTGGGACATGCTTCCTTCATATAGAACTTTTACTGTAGACGGAGCATGGGGAGCAGAAGACATTAGATCATTTTATTTATCTGATGCTGGAAAATCTCCATTTAATATTAGAATTAATTTAGCAAAAACTGGATCAGATCAATCTTCTTCTGGATACGAATCAGCAACAGTAATGTTTAGCTCATGTAATTTTACACTTATTAAAAGAGGCTCCCAGCCTTTTTGGAATGTTTCTCTGACATTGGATGAGGTATAATGATATCTGCTCTGGAGTCTACTAAAACAAATATTAATCAAAGTGCTTCTTTAAGATTAAAGTCTGGCTGCACATTTGAGTATAATATGAATAGATTAGTAGATAATATTGTTGCTTCTGGTACAGAGTATGTTGCCGCAGATGGAAGCAAACCATTTAAAAAATTGTTTCCAGTAGATTCAGTTATTAAACCAAATAGACCGCTATCGGCAGGAATTAAGTACGCAATTAGCGGAGACGTATCACAAAATAGTTATAGAAATCCTAAATCAATTTCTTACCCTATAAGCTATAGAACGTATTATCCTGGAGCAGATACACTATATAAATATTATATTTCTCCAAAAGGTTCTGGTCTTTCTGTTACATTAACTTATCCAAAAACAATCTTAACAAATAAGATAGTGGCAAGGTTTGAGCTTGCTCATTCAACACCAGCAACATGGACAATATCTGGAAATGGATCAACTTTAGCAACTGGAACATCAGCAAGTATTGCAGCATTTGGAACTAGCAATGCAGGAACTTTAACAATATATTGGAACGGTACTTCATGGTCCACAACAGAGCCATCAACTATATCTGCACCAGTTAGCCTTACAAGCATAGGAATTTCAACTCCTGGAGTTACAAATAAATATATTGGTCTCATAGAGCTCTGTCCAAAATGGGTAGTGGATGTTTCAGATAGAATAACAGAATTTTCAATGTCTAAAGAGTCTTCTACTGGAGCAGATGAAATTCTTCCAGTTGGAAAAATAACAGCAAACTCACTTTCGTTGTCCTTGGTTTCTTACGAAGATAATAGAGTTGTTCAGACATTTGATAAAACAAACAACTTTGATTCTTCAAAAATATACATATATAAACAAATTGAAGTTCATCCTTATATTAAAGTTTATCATTCTGGTGGAAATTTAACAGACTCAGAAGGATCTTATGAAAAGATAGAGCAAGGAGTTTTTTTCTGCGACAATTGGAGCACACAAGAATTTGGAGAAATAGAACTAGAGGCCCTTGATTCTGCCAAGCTTTTGCAAGAAACTATGTGCCCAAATATTGTTTGTGAAGGGTATTCTGTTCCTGGAATTATAAGAAGATTGTTAGATGCAGTAGGTTTTACGTCTTATAATATTAATCTTTTATCTACAGAAACTTCACCATTAAGTCCAAAATACTGGTGGTCGGATGACACAAAAACTGTATGGCAAGCGCTTCAAGAAATTTGTAGGGATGCACAAATTACAGGAGTTTGTGATGAAAACAATATACTTCAATTTTACACTAGAGATTATATATTTAGCCCAACTAGACCAGTTGATTGGACGTTTAGATATGCTTCAGATGGCTTAAACTTAGCAAACATTTTGTCTTTAAATAAAACAGATCTTCCATCTGCAAACCAAATAAAGATTTTATGGAATAGCGTTACAACTAATCAATATGCTGGAGGATCTCAACAAATTTGGTCATCTAGCAATAGTTTTATGGGAGCACTTTCTTTAGAACAAAATTTATTAACTACAGCAGGAACAGGTTCATTTGTTTCATTAAAAGCTGTAGAAACAAATGAGTATGCAGCAAACCAAATACTTTTTGAATACAGTGGATATTTAGTTATTGATTCTGAAATTATAGAATATGATGCTGTTGAATATCAATATGAACAAGAAAATGGAAATAAAGTTTTAGTTATTGTTCAAAGCGATTCCGATGTGTTAAAGTTCCTAGGACTTGGTGCAATTGGTTCTGATAAATATATTAGAACTGGAAGAGTTAGAATTAAAACAAGAGGGGCATTTGGTACAACAATTGATAATCATTATGCTGCAGCGCAAGATATATTAGACTCCTGGTCGGGGTATGAGGTGAAGTGGGTATAATGACAGTTAATACAACAACACTAGCAGGAATCATGGCAGCATCATGGGGCAACTTTTATGATGTTGATAGACCAGCAACTTCACCAACACCAGCTCAACTAGCTATTCCTTGGATACATGTTTCAATTATAAATTCTACAGATGTTCAGGTTATTATAATGACTCCGTCTGTTACTCCAGGAAGTTATAGGGGAGATGTCTCAGAGTCTACATCGTTTAGCAGCCCAGTAAGAACGTTTAATGATGTAGATGGAATTTTTACATTAACAGGATTAACTCCAGGAAAAGAATATAGGCTTAGAGCAGCATGTCACGCAGCAGATCCATCAATATACGGAGCATATAAATATCATACATTTACAATGCCTAAAGCAGCAAATGTAGGTTCTGTTAGTTCTACTGCTAATGGAGTTGCAGTTCCAAGAAATGTACCTCCAGAGCCATCGTATGTTGATACAACAACTTTGTCTGGAATACAAGCTGCTTCTGGTAACGTAGAGAATAATGCTAATGATGCTGGAGACTCAAATGAAACTCTAACTCCAGTGCCAACTGGAAGCTACAACGCAGTTGCTGGAAATAGACAAGTAACTAGATCGCTCTTTAAGGTTACAAATAACTCAAAAGATAAAGATGCATACTCCATTGCAGTTAAAAATCTTGGAATATCTACATCATCTTCTTACTATACTTTTGGAGCAGCTCTGTTCTTTCAGAGCAGCGTAACAAATACGGATGCTTCAGGAGGATTTGGATTTTTTACAAGTAGTAATGGTATGGATGGATACTATGTTATGATGGAAACTACATCCAATCTTTCTATTCATGGAGAAAAAGAAGTAAAGATTTTAAAGGTTGTTGGCGGTAAAAAAACAATATTAAGTGACAGTCAAAATAGCAGCTCTTCTACAATGAATGGTATTGTGGGGGCAAAAAATTATAAAATTGATATTAAGGTAAAGGCAAGTGCTACAGTTAATGTTATAGATATTTATATTAATAACTTTAAAATATCTGCAGTTGACACTAATACGCCAAATACTACTGATCCAACAAAATTAATTTTACCAGTAACATCAAATGTTGCTCTTGTTTCCTCAGTTGGATCATCAAACTTTGACTATGTTTATGCTGCTCCAATTAGTGAAAGTCAATATACTACTGGAGTTCTTCAAAACGTATACAACGGCCAGTTTGCAACAACCACCCTAGACTTTTTATATGGAGAAAAGGTACTAAGCAATTTTAATAAAGCAGAAATTCCTGGAGGTAAACTAGAGGAATTTGGAACGGTTGCTAGAGAGCTTAGAAAGGTTGCTGTAAAATATCAAGATAGGCCAGCACAACCTTTATATTCAACTGTTGGTATTAATAAATTTATTCAAATACTAGGACAAAGACTTACAAGTTTTGGGGCTGAAATATATCTATTAAATAATTCAGGCACCTTTGTACCTTTAAGCGATGGTCAATTTAATTCATTTAACGTGATAGGAAACTATGTGGTTCCTACTGGACAACACGAGTATACAGACAGTACAATAAATGAATTCAGTACTCCAGAGCCAGCAATATTTGAATCTGTATGGATTCAAACAGAATCTGATGCTAAAAAACTATCTGATTGGATTAAAACCCAGTGGTCAAAACAACAGGTTATTTTAAGCATGAATGTATTTAGTAATCCTTTGATCAGTGTAGGAGACGTCATTTCTGTAAACTATCCAGACAATGGATTAGATGGAACTAAAAAGTACATTGTTACAAACGTAAATCAATCATTTAATCAGGGCCTAGATACATCTATAACTGCAAGGTCTATATATGTTTAGGGAAATGGTATAATAATAAAATGACTAGCAAAAAAATATCAACTACTGGAATTGGCAATGTTGCTCCAGTAACTGTTTATTCTAATTCCAAAGAAAATAATGATCTTAGCCCAAACTCTAAGGTTGTTCTTCCAGGCAATGTTGTTGGTCCTATGTTGGTTGCATCTGCTGAGCTAGACTCCGACGAGGTAAACCTTGAAATAGTTCCAGAAGATGACCCAGCAGTTGTTGTGGCCAACCCAAATCCTTTATATGGGGTACCGCAATTATCTGATATACAGTTAGTATCAAATTCTGTTATCTATGATGCATCTGGGAATCCTAGTGTAACTGCAGTATTTAAAATTAAAAATTCTAGCGGAAGAGAGCTAAAGGGAATAAATGTGAGGGTTCAATCAGCATGATAACAAAATTTGGAAAAAGATTTTTAACAAACTATTTAGCAGGTAATGTCCCATTTGGAAATAAAGATATTGCTTTGGGCATAGGCTCAACAACTCCAAATGCTAAAGGTAAAGACACAAGATTAGAGTTTGAGTTTTATAGACTTCCAGCATCTATTGGAAGTATTAATATAGAACAAACAGGAGTTGACGGAGACGGTGAAGCCGTATTTGCTTATAGTGTAATATACCAAGCAACAATACCGCAAGATGTTGCTGGAATTATATCCGAAGTTGGACTGTATCCTGGAATTAAATCGTCAAAAAATAATTTTGATAGCAAGTTTTTAACTGACTTTGAAAATAATTTACTATGGTCTGATGGCTCCTTTAACCCAGTGCTAAGACCAAACTCTGATTTATTTAAAGCAAAAATTGGAGAAAATATGGTGCAAGTAGATGTTGATTCTGCTAGCTCATCTAAAGAATATAAAAACTCTTTAATTTCTTATGATATATCTGGGTATAGTGTAAATGACACAGTGACACTTGCTTACAAAAAAATGGATAACAATTTATCCAAAATTAGAGTAAAGCTTTATAGTTCAGACACAGCATATTGCTTTGTTGATTTTACTCCAACATCTGGAACAGGAGATAGAATACAATCTCAATCGGTTTCCACACTATTTGCTAATTCTATAAATAGTCCAGATTTAACTTTAATTACAAAACTAGGAGTTGAAGTTTATTCAACTTCTGGAGGAGCCACACAGGTATATTTTGACGGAGTTAGAATAAATGACGAAGACACATTTGATCCAACCTATGGATTAATAAGCAGGTCTTTACTAACAACTCCATTAGAAAAAAAGTCTGGCAGAACAGTAGACATAGAATATAAGATTTTGTTAGGATTCTAAATGACAAATACTCAAGACGCTGGAAAGGGAATTGTTCCATCTGATTTAGCTTTAGTGGCTCAACCAGATATTAATAAAGATTATTTTAATGTAACAGTTAAAGACCTTAAAATAAATAAAGCATATGCAATTCAATTTCAGTGGGTAGAGTTAGACGGAAAGCTTGGGTCTTGGTCCCCAGGATTTATTTTTACTACATCAAACGAGGTTGCTCCAGCAGTGCCAACTGGAGTTACAGTTCCATCTACAGCAAGCGGCAGTATTCCTGTTACACTTTCATCATTTCCCACAAATGCTAAAAGAGTAGATGTAATTATAACTGGCGGTATTTTTGGAACAAGTACAGTTGCACATTCATTTACTACAGCAGGAACAACAACTATTGCTGCGCCAGCTGGAACATATCAAGTACAGTTAAGATCAATATCGCCAACTGGAGTAACAAGTACAGTTGGAACAACATTTACTGTTACAGTATCTTCTGCTGATATTGTTGTACTTCCTTCAACTGCACCTTCTACTCCAACAGCTTCTTCCACACTTGGAGCAATACAACTTTCATGGAATGGAAAAACTTCAACTGGATCAGATCAACCTTCAGGGTTCGTTGCTGCAAAAGTTTATGTAGGAACAACTTCTGGATTTACTCCAGTAGATACTGGCTCTGCAGGAGCTAATCAAGTAGATGTTTTAAATTTTGCTAACGGCCAAAACACATTAAATATAGCAGTTGGCACAGTTGTAAATGGAACTGCATTAACTTATGGCGTAGATTATTTTATAAAAATAAAAACAACTAATGGAAATGCTGCTCAGGATTCAGCAGCAGTTTTAGCTAGCGGAAGCCCAGTAAGAATTGGGCAAGTTGGTAATGGCGACATTGTAGAAATAACAGCAGATAAAATTAGAACTGGAACAATATCAACACAAACAATAACTGTTGGTGCACCAGGCGGCAAAAGAGTAGAATTACGTGGAAGCGGTAACTCATTTGAAATATTTGGAACTGGCGGAACATCTCTTTTATCATATAATGCTGCTGGAAACAAATTATCTGTAACTGGAGAAGGTTCTTTTACTGGAAGTATTACTGGAGCTAGCGGTCAATTTGACGGAGATCTTGGAGCTTCTGGAGGAAACTTTACAGTAAGAAGCGGCATAGTAACTGCACTTGCTGGATCAATTGGTGGATGGGTAATAAATAGTCAAGCACTAAAAAGCTCAGCAGTAACATTTCCTTCTATACAACTAGACCCAGTTGGCTCTAAGATAGAATTAAGGGGAAGTCCTGGTGGAAGTGACATAGGTAACTATATTAAAATGGATACTACCACTGGACTAAGAATTGGATCAGTTAGTAGTCCAGCATTTACAGTTGCAATGGACGGATCAATGACTGCAACAAAAGCTAATTTTCAAAATGAAGTTGGTGGAAATACAATTATATTAGATAACACTAGTTTTAGAATGTCTGGGGCTAACGGAACAACGACACTTGGATATAATTCAAACATTACTTTATCTAGTACTGGAAATATTTATAACAGCAGCGGAAGCTACATAAGTTTGCTAAATAGCGAATCTTCAACAGAGCTATGGCCAGGAGGAGTGAGATACTTCCAAGGATCGATATTTGGGTCAGCTCCAGTAAGTTTTTCTCAATATATTTATAATAGTCAATTAGTAAATTATACAAACTCACTACTTGGAATAACCTGGACATCTGGACTTTACGTTACAGGTTCTTATGCATATAACAATAATAGCGTTTCAACAAGGTTTGGGGATGAGTTTAGGCCTCTTGGAGTAACTCCGTTTGGAGAGCAAACTCTTGGACAAAGATTGTTTAGCGGAACGGCAACTACAAACTCAGCAATTAATACAGATATTAACAATAGAGCGTACGCAGCGAACTCTCAAAATGGCGATTTTTACTTTAGTACAGCGTGATATAAATGCCTAGATTATTTCAAAAGCGTGGTGGTACATGGTCAGAAATTCTTTCTGTATTTCAAAAACAGGGCGGTACATGGGTTGAAATATTAAATATATTTCAAAAAATTGGTGGTACATGGACTAAAGTTTTTGCAGCCGCAAAAATACCAGGCAATACAGTAGCACCAACAATAACTGGAACAGGATATTTATATAGCACTTTAACAAACAATAGCTTAGGTACATGGACAAATTCTCCAACATCTTATACTAGACAATGGAGAAGGGGAACTCCTCCAGCAGGAGGCGGAGAACCTCAAGGTTATTCTAATATAACAGGAGCAACATCTAGCACATATGTAACAACAGCTGCAGACGATGGTAAATACATAATTTGCCAAGTAACTGCAACAAATGCTTTGGGCTCTAATTCAGCAGCATCAAATCCAATATATGTTAGCAAATATAGTCCAGTAGCAAATGGAATTTATACGATAACTGGATCGCCAGTTGTTGGTGGAACATTAACTGCAGTTGAGCAAGTCGGTACATGGAAAGCAACAACAACAAATACTGGGGATACATCACCAGATACATTTGTTTATACTTGGTCTAGAATAGTATCAGGTATTACACAAACACCTCCACTACAAGAAGGTACTTCTTCAAGCTATTTAATTCAGCCTTCAGACAACAATACCACTATAGCAGTTGCAGTAACTGGAACAAATACTGGTGGATCCGCTACAACTGCTTATTCTGTTGTAGTAAATGTTTCATCTGTTTATTCTTTTTCAATGGGTAAAACTTTACATATGAGCACAAACTGCTTTGTGTCTCTAGATAATCCTAGTGCTAGCTTTACAACTCTACCAAATGGATATTCTATTCCAGTATCTCTTCAAGATTTTTGGAATCCAGTTGGATATAAATGGTCTAACGGAGAAGAGTTTGTTTTGCATTATGATGGATATAAATTAAATCAATCAACAACAGCTTTCAGAGCAACATGGCAAATGAGATTTTATACAAATCAAAATTATGCAGATTTTAAAATAATTAGATGGGGAAGCAGTACAGGGCCTGGAAGTAAAACTGTTGCTATGTATAAAGACGACGCTGTATTTGGAACAGCGGTTGCAGGCCCAATTGCTCAGTATATAGCAGGACAAACATTTAGAGTATACTATAGTGGAAGTCAGCCTACTCAATCTGTAGGCTTTACTGAAATTGTTACAGACTCAATGGTTCCAATATCAATAACTGCTGGTAGCGCAGATGACGGCTACTTTTCTGTTGTTACATCAACAAATCAATATACTAAGCCATTTATATCTGGATTAACATCTTCTGGAACTGGCACAAGTATATCTACTAATTCATTTACTACTGGCGGAGGATATAATGGGTTTAATTATGTTATTAGAACAGGTTCACACTTTGGAACACTTGTAGCTTCTGGATCATCTTTTGCTGGTTCATATTCTCAATCTGGACTTACAAGTGGAACAACATATTATGTAACACTAACACCATTTAATGCATATTCTCAATTAGGTGATTCAGTTCAATTTAGTCAAGCAACAACAAATGCTCCTGGACCATTTAGCGTAAATAGTGGAAGTAAGGCTATTCCTTCTGGCGGATACAGAACAGTTACTGTAGGATGGACAACTTCTACAAATGGTCCAAACTATGAAGTTCAACTAGAAGGAAGTGATGATGGTACTACATGGTCTGTAGTGACTGGTACATTTGAAACAAGAACTGTACGGCAAACATTAAATTTATTATCTTCACCATATTTTACATCAAACTCTACAACATTTACAAACGTTGATTATCGATATTTTTATCGTGCAACAGCAAGAGCACGAAACTCGTCCCTTGATTCAGAAAATGCTGCTTACTCAAATGGTGGAACATCTACTTCATTAGCATATTATGAAATACCAGGAGTTGCTCCAGGAACCCCAACATTAGGAACCATAACTGTAACAAAAACTACAGCTTCTATACCTTATACATTTCCATCAAATACTGGATCAAATACAATTGACTGGATTCAATTTTCATTAGATGGCATTTCGTTTAATAATGATTTTACTAGCCCATACGATTTTACTGGGTTGACATCTGGTACAACGTACACTCTTTATTATAGAGCATTAAATTATGATAAGCTTTATTCAAGCACTTTAACTACTACATTTACTACTACAGCAGCTAAACCACCAGGGTTTGTACAATCAATAACAGCTGGCACTAAAACCAATACAAGTATAGCTTGGAGCTGGACTGCTCCAACTGTAACAACATCAAATAATGCTGCTACTGGATATGAATATGCTCACACACAAAGTACAGCAACTCCAACATCATGGACAGCTCAAACTGGAACAAGCGTTACTGTTTCTAATTTAACAAAAAATACAACATACTATATGCATGTTAGAGGCACAAATGCTGATGGTCCTGGACCGTCGACATATAATTCTGCCTCAACAAATAACGATAGCTTTTATACGGTTTCATTTAACGTTAATGGCTCTGGAGGAACTAATCCTGCATCTGTTACTCAGACTACCGCAGGAGGATCAGTAACCCTTGCGGCAGCTCAAACAAGAACTGGTTATACTTTTGGCGGATGGAATACTAATACTTCTGGCACTGGAACAAATTATAATGCTGGATCTTCATATACACCAACTGCAGATATAACACTTTATGCAAAGTGGACAGTAGCATTTGTTACACCAGCACCAACAACACCACCAAGCTTTGTATTTTCAAGAGGATTAAATGGAGCTACATCTTCAACTAGACGTAACTGGGGATGGAACGTATCAAGTGGTATGGGAAGTTACAGTTATGTTATATATACTTTAGAGTGGCATAATGTTAACTCAACAACGCCTCCTTCAACAACAAGAACCCCAGACGCACTACTTACATTCGGATCTTCTGGTTCATCAGCTCCAGTATCAAATGGACAGACATATAACTTGAGCGGAAATTCAACTCCAAACTATAGAACAATGGCAAGGGGTTCTTCTTATGCAGGAACAAACGGAACAACTATTACAGCCTCAACCAATTTTTCATGGGCTAGAGCAATATGTAGGGTAACAGGAACAAACGGAACTACCTATCCAAGTGGCTATACAGGATTCTTATAATATGATATACTTGGAAAAATGGAGGATAAATGACAAATAATTATTTAAGTAAGCAAGATATGCTAAATGTTGTAACAGCTCATATTAGAGATTTACATGCTGAGAAATATAGTCATCAACTTAGAATTATAGAATTTGATGCTGCTGGATCAGAAAATATTGATCAGCTTCTTTATAATCAAATAGCAGATATGGTTACCCAATATGATTTAAGAATTTCAGCTTTAGAGGCTGAGAAAGAAAAAGTTTTGGCTTTGCCAGAATAAAAAGGAGATAAAATGACAACGCTATCAAATGCAGAAAAAGCTCAAGTTATTAATCAAAGAATTAAAAATTTGAACTATACTAAGTATAATTATGATCTAGACCTGCTTGTTGAAAACACTAAGGCAGCACCACTTGCCAGTGCTATTTCAACAATAACTACATCTATATCTGATATTAATGCTCAAATTGCTGCTCTAACAACTGAGCTTGCAAAGTATCCAGTAGAACAATCAGAGGAATAAAATGGCTGAAAAAGCAGAACTAGTAATTACGGCATTGCAGCAAAGAATCGGTGAGTTAGTCTCAAATTATGAGACTCAAATTGCAATATTAAGAGCAGATCTTACAAAGCTGGTAGAAGAAAAGGACGCAAAGGTTGAAGCTACGAAGTCGTTCGAAGCCCATCTCGATAATATCACAACCAACTAATTTCCCTTCAGGTATTGCTGTTAAAACAGACAAAGATACATACTGGATTAAAGATGGTAAAAGGTATAAATTAATTTCTGATAGGGCTGCCCAGTCTTGCTTTTGACAGATATGGGTTAGATAGGTCAAAATTAATTGAAGTGTCAGAAAAAGAAATTTTGGCACACGATTTAGGAGAAAACTTATAATGGCATTTAATGATGGAGAGCCTTTAGACGCAGCAAAACTCGGAGCCTTAGAGCTACAGGTAAATAACCTTGCGTCTAGTATTCCAAAGATTGGTGCATCAACTACAAATGTTACTGTAACTAATAATACAGTTCAACAGGCAAATATTCCACAAATTGTAGCAAGTGCTCCTGGTACAAAGTTTGAGTTAAAATCTGGGCAGGTTAACGAACAATATTTTTCTTTTAATGGGACAGTTAATAGTGTGCCTAGAGCCGTTATAATTACATCTAGGCATAGCGGAAGCGGTACTGGCTGGCATCCACAAATTAATACAAAAACTCAATCTATTACAAAAGACGGTTTTACCGCAGTAGTATATATGCCGTCAAGTGCCCCCACACACACAGTATATATTACTTGGCTAGCTATCTGCTATTAGTATTGACAATTTTTAATCATATGTTACAATTACTGTAACATCAAAGTCACGTACCCGTGACTTTTTTACATATTTAAGGGATTTAATGAGTAACGACTTAAAGTGGATGCTGTCATCAGACCAGCAATTCCCATATCAAGATGACAAGATGATAGCTCTATGGTTTAAGGTTATGAAGTGGTTTAAGCCAGATGTAGTAGATTATTTGGGAGACACAGATGATCAAGCATGCTACAGCAAATATAATGAAGGCTTGTCCTCAGAATTTCTTGCATTGCATAAGACTGACAGTAAGGATTTAATTGTTCCAATGATGCGTCATGAAGCAAAGGGAGCAAGAGATTTTTATGCAAAGACTAGAGAGATGTTACCAGATGCTCAGCTTTTTTCTGCTTTAGGAAATCACGATATTAGAATTTTTAATTACATGGATGCAAAGCTTCCAGAATATTTAAAAGAAGTAACACCAGAAACTCTTTGGAATTTAGACTCATTAGGTTATGAATATATATATTATGACTCTTTGCCAAAGCGTCGCTTTGGTGACGTGCATGTCCACCATGGAATCTCAATATCTGCAACTGGATCAGTAAGAAAAGATATGGAAGATCTTCAGGTATCTTTAATTAGAGGACACTCACACAGAATTGCCTCACACATGGTAACATATGAATTAAGAAATAATGGCGAAGGAGAAACCCTTCGTGGATATGAGATTGGTCACATGTGTGATGAAAAGGGGCCAGGGATGAAGTATACCCAGCACCACGACTGGCAAAAAGGTTTTGCTATTGCACATATTGTAAATGATTATCCTCACATTCAAATGATTCATGTGTCCCCAGACTACTCTTGCGTTGTGGACGGAAAGGTGTTTACTCTATAATGTGGTGCGGAAAATGTGGTGGAAGAGTATTCGTTGATCGAGTATTTTCACAAAAGCTTCACGTAGAAGTGTTCTGTATACTTTGCGGAAAACGTAATATGATTAATAAAGAAACGAGTGCGTTTGGAAAATGGCTAGAGAGAAAAGAAACAGCAAATCAAAAAGCTTACGGTATTTCTTCTTAAACGATAAAATACATAAAGTTTTAAAGTTATCTAGAGCAAAAGACGAACTAGTTTCCTGGTGCTACCCAGATAAAAAAAGATATTTATATTCTTATTCTCAAGTTAAAAAGAATATGGAAAACGCTTACGATATTAATCAAGTTGGATTTATGCTTAACAAGCACAAAGTTACAATAATAGATTATATATTAGAAGGAAAAATATCTGCTCCTCAGAAGGTGTACCCTATTGGAAATCCAGGTAGTAAATGGTCTAAGTATATGTTTAGTCAAAAAGACATTTTAGACATACATGAATTTATTTTAGACTCTGGACATTCTTTAGAGTTGCCATCACGCTCAGAATTATTAGCTCTTCTCAAACACAACATTATATTGTATACTAAGACCGATAACGGATTCGTACCAGTATGGAAGGCGGAGTAATGGCAAGTAGCAGAATTGTAATTTGCCCAGATTGTAACAAAGAGCTTGAAGTTAGATCTGATTTTGCACACCTAACATTATCTAACCATATTAAAAAGGAGCATAAATGACAACGAGAGTTAAGGTAGACCTTTCATTTACACGTAATCTAGGCAATTATGAAAGCATTAAGATTGGTGTCGGCATAGAAGATGATGTAAGATCTGGAGAAAATGTTGATGCGGCAACAGAGCGTGTCTATAAGTTTGTTGAAAATAAACTAATTGAAAAGACAACTGAGATAGAGAAAGAGCTAAAAGATGGCAAATAATAAAGAGCCTTACATAATGCTGACTTTATATCAAAACCTATACAAGCAAAAATATAACACTGCTCCTAAAATTAATAAGTTTAGAGAAAAGTGGGCTATGCAAGATGTTATAGATAGCGTAGGTCTAGAACGTGCAATAGAGATATTAGAGTATTACTTTAGTCTGCAAAAATCTGGGCACCCACTAAATTTCTTTTTCTATAATTTTGATAAAATGGAAGCTGCTATTATTGCTATTAAAAAAGATAAAGAGGCAAGGAAAGCCTTGCTAGAAAAAACTAAAACGTTAGTAGAAAAAGGCGGTATAGAATGAATACTGAGGCAACATTAATTTCTGCAGTATGTAAGAATAAAGACATCAGTGTACTTCTTGCTGATAATGTTGATGAAATTTTTACATCACATAGAGATATTTGGGAGGGCTTAAAGTCTTATTATTATAAGTTTAAAGCAGTTCCAGAAGTTGGTATTCTTCAAGAAAAGTTTAAAGACTTTGATCCAGACACAAACATTAAAGGCGAAACCGCATACTACTTGGATAAGTTAAAGAATGAATATCTTACTAGCAGAATTAAGAATATAATTCTTAAGGGTGGCTCTATGCTAAAAGAAGATGCTGCTTCAAGAGTTTTGTCTCAAATGCAAAGTCAGCTTTCTATGCTTAGTAAATTTACAAATAATGTTAGAGACCTAGAAGTTACAGATATTGAAAATGCTACTAAGCACTTTGAGTCAGTTAAACTTCGCTCTGCAACAATGGGTGGGTCCCCAGGAATTAAAACAGGGTTTGAAGCAATTGATTTAGCGTATCCAACTGGTATGGCTCCAGGACATTTAATTGTTGCTATTGGTTGGCCAGGACGAGGAAAAACTTGGTTTACATCTTACCTTGCATGTAAAGCTTGGGAGCAAGGATTTAAGCCAATGATTGTTTCTCTTGAAATGTCTCCAGAAAATATGCGTGACCGCATTTACACAATGATGGGTTCAGGACTATTTCGTGCTAGCGATTTATCAAAGGGAGAAATTAATATTGATGATTTTCGTTCATGGGGACAAAAGAAGTTTGATAATAAAAACGGATTTGTTCTTGTCTCAAATGAGGGAATGTCAGAAGTAACTCCAGCAACCATTCAAGGTAAAATTGATCAGCATAAACCAGACCTAGTTATCTTAGACTATCACCAACTTTTTTCTGATAATAAAAAGAGTATGGGCGCAACAGAGCGTAATATGAATATATCTCGTGAGTTTAAAATGCTTGCAATGACAAACAATATTCCTATTATTGATATTACTGCAGCGACAATGGATGATGTATCAGATCAAGATAATCCACCAATGCTTTCCCAAGTTGCTTGGTCTAAGGCTATCGAATATGATGCAGATATGGCTATTGCTATTCATAAGTATACTGGTACAAATATGATTGAGGTTGTATCTAGAAAGAATAGACATGGACAAGAATTTGGAATGTATTTAGATTGGGACATCAACAGAGGTCTTGTAAAGGAAATATACGAAAACCCATTTGCAAATGACTCATCGAAGAATTAAAAGATTTCAGGTTCAGGTTGAGTTTCATGATAATTCTCAACTTATAAGCTTAAGGCCTCAGTATGAAAACTTGTTAATTCAAGATATGCGTGGCAAAGGATACATCAGGGTACTTGACATAGATCCAGCTTTTTCGGTAGAATTTACTGGTGAAACATGGAAGTTCTTAATGAGCATTCATGGCGTTTATGTAGGAAAGAAGAAGGCATGGCAATTAGAGGGTACAACACAGAACAAATTGATACCACGAGCTACTCACCAGCCCACATCAAGTCTGTCCTAAAATCTTTAGGGCTTAGTATAACTGGAGAAACTTCTAACGACTTTCTTTGCTACTGCCCATTTCATTCTAATAGACATACTTCAAGTTTTAGCGTTAGTCGTGAAAAGGGTGCATTTATATGCTTTAACCCATCCTGCGGAGAAGCTGGAACACTACAAGAGCTAGTTAAAAGAATTACAAATAAAAATGAGTTTGAAGCTATGAGATTTATATCTTCAAAAGAATCCGAAGCTTTAGAAAATTTTGATGAACTACTTGCAGAATCACTAGAAGAAAAGCCAACTTTTGAAGAGTTCTCTAAAGAAACTCTTGCAAAATTAAACGACGACCTTGTAACAGAATGGAGAGCACAAAAGTATTTTGAGTCCAGAGGCATTAAAATGGAGTCTGGAAAATACTTTAATTTAGGATATTCAAAGAATATGGATATGGTAACGGTACCAGTACATAGCCCAGATGGAATGCCTATCGGTATTGTTGCTAGATCAATTGAAGGTAAAACTTTTAAAAATAGTACAAATTTGCCTAAGAGTAAAACGCTATTTAATATACACCGTGCTAAAAAAATTGGAGACCATGTAATAGTTGTTGAGTCTAGCTTTGATGCAATTCGTGTTCATCAAGCAGGATTTCCAAATGTTGTTGCTACTTTAGGAGGATTTCTTTCTACGGAACAACACAATTTGCTTAATAGGCATTTTAATAAAATAACTATAATGACAGATGCAGATACTGCAGGCAGGGAGCTAGGTAAAAGTATTGCTTCAAAATTAAAGTTTAAAGACCTATTGTGGGCTTCCTATGAATATGGTAGAATATATCCTCATGATGCAAAAGATGCTGGCGATATGACCGATGAAGAAATAAAAATATGCATTAAAAATTCTGTTTCCGATATGGAATACAGATCTTGGAACTCGTGATATAATGAAAACACAGATGGATATATACCATCAACTACAAACAAGGAGATATAAATGAGTATAGTAAAGGGTCTAAAAGACCTAAACAAGGCATTGGACAAGCCTACTTATAGCGGTGGAGAAGACAATAAAGGTCGCTGGCTAAAGATTGAAGATGGAGAAAGCGTAAAGATTCGCTTTTTGCAAGAGTTGGATCCAGACTCACCAACATACAACGATAAGCTAGGTTGTGGATTTATTGCGTTAGAGCATACTAATCCAAAAGACTATCGTCGTAAAGCATTAGATACAATGGAAACAGAAGGTCGTGATTGGGCTAACGAGCAACATCGTAAAGACCCAAAGGCTGGTTGGAAAGCTAGAACACGTTTATATATTAACGTATTGGTGGATGACGGTAAGGAAGAGCCATACGTAGCAATTCTTTCACAAGGTACAAGCGGTAAAACAATTCATATGCGGAACAAGAAGCATTCTATATGGGCGAATCTCAGGATAAAGAAGAAGCCTCTTCAACAAGCAACAATTTGGAGTGGTAATTATATACAATGAGGCCAGTCTATTGACTGGCCTCATTGCATATAGTAGAATAGCAAAATGAAATCATACGACATACCAGACCCATTTACGCAGTTTCGTATAGATAAATACAACCGCACAAAAGGATTACGATACGATTTCTTTTCTGGCGAATGGGACATGGAATGTGGTTGTTGTGGTGAGCCACTCAGTGCTCCAAACCGAAAGACTATGACAAAGATTAGACTTTATCATACTAGAAATGAATGTTTAGGCGGATACTAATGAATTTTACACATTTACATGTTCACTCCTACTATTCATTAATGGATGGACTAAATTCTCCAAAAGAGTTATGCCAAGCTGCCCTAGATGCTGGTCAAACTTCAATTGCAATCACAGATCATGGTACAATTTCTTCACATAGAGATATGCAAATAGCAGCAAAAGAACTGGGCATAAAGCCTATTCTTGGCGTAGAGGCTTATATCTCTTCAACAGATAGATTTGATAGATCTTCTAAAACAGATAAAAGTATACAAGCGTATAACCACATTATTTTATTGGCTAAAAACCAAATTGGTTTAAATAATATTAATGTCTTGCAGGAAATTGCTTGGAACGAGGGTTTTTATCACAAGCCACGTATTGATAGAGAGGTTTTAAAAGAATATGCGGAAGGTATTATTGTTCTTAGCGGATGCCTTAATGGGCTTATTAGTAAGTGCATCGAAAAAGGCGAATTGGGAGAAGCAAAGCTTATACTCAAAGATTTTAAAAAAACTTTTCAAGAAGATTTTTATGTTGAAGTACAGTCTCATAATCCGCCAGAAATAAACTCTGCTCTTCTTAAACTTGCTGATGAGCTTAAAATTAAGGCGGTGGCAACTGGAGATGCTCACTTTGCTAAAGAAGAAGATAGAGTATTAGAAGAAGCCATGCTTATTCTTTCAACATCTCCTAAAGTAGATAAAGATGCAGATGTTGAAATGTCTAGAAATATAAAGGACATTAATGAAAGATTAAACTATCTTTATCCAGATAGAAAAATATCATTTCAGGATATGAATTTGTTTATTCAAACTCGTTCCGAAATTGAGGCAGACTTTAATAAGTCAGGTATTAATCGAACAGACATTTACGATAATACCATGGAGATAGCCTCTAAAATTGAAGAATACGATTTTAACAGGGGTCTAGACCTATTGCCTGTACCTAAGACCAATGCCGACCAAAAGCTCCGCCAAATGGCCCTAGAAGGCCTTAAAAGGCTAAACAGGGACGAGGATCAGACCTACCTAGATAGAATTGAAGAAGAGTTATCTATAATTAAAGATAAGGCATTTGCGTCCTACTTTTTAGTTGTTGCAGATATGATTAACTGGGCTAAAGGCCAAAATATTATGGTTGGTCCAGGTCGAGGTTCTGCTGCTGGCTCTTTAGTCTGCTATGCCCTTGGTATTACAGATGTAGATCCAATTGAATATAACCTACTGTTTTTTAGATTTATTAATCCAGAGCGTAATGACTTTCCAGATATTGATACAGATTTTGAAGATCGTCGTCGCAAAGAAGTTAAGGATTATTTAAAAAAGAAATTTAAGCACGTTGCGTCTATTTCAACATATACTTATTTTAAAGATAAGGGTGTAATTCGTGATGCTGCTCGTGTATTTATGGTTCCACTTCAAGAAGTTAACCGTGCAACAAAACAAATAGACACGTTTGAAGATTTTTTAAGTTCTCCAAATACTAGAGAGTTTAGAGCCAAGTATCCAGAAGTTCAATGGTTGGCAGATAAACTTCGTGGAAGAATTAGATCTGTAGGAGTACATGCTGCTGGTGTTGTTGTTGCAAAAGATGAACTTAGAAATTATGCTCCTGTAGAATCTAGAGCAGATGCTAATGATGATGTTTCTGGAAGAATTCCAGTTGTTGGATATGACATGGACACTGTGGCAGATATTGGACTTATCAAGCTTGATGCACTCGGCCTAAAAACACTTTCTGTAATATCTGATACATTAAAATCAATCAAAGAGCGCAGCGGTAAAGATGTAGATCTATCATCAATACCAATGGACGATAAAAAGGTTTATAAGAATTTGAGCGAAGGATATACTAAAGGCGTGTTTCAAGCAGAAGCAACTCCGTACACCAATCTTCTTATAAAGATGGGTATTGATAAGTTTGAAGATCTAGTTGCATCAAATGCTTTGGTTAGACCAGGAGCTATGAATACTGTTGGCGCTTCTTATATTAATAGAAAAAATGGCAAGGAAGCTGTAGATTATAGCCATACTATTATGAAGGAGTTTACTGAAAATACATATGGTGTTATTATATATCAGGAGCAGGTAATGCAAGCCTGCGTATACCTAGGTGGTATGTCTTGGTCAGAGGCTGATAAGGTCCGCAAGATTATTGGAAAGAAAAAAGATGCAAAAGAATTCGACCAGTTCAAAGATCAGTTTATTACTGGGGCTTCAAAACACATTTCTCAGAAAAAAGCAGAAGAGCTCTGGCACGATTTTGAAGCTCACGCAGGTTATTCTTTTAATCGCTCTCACGCCGTTGCTTACTCTATGCTTAGTTATTATACTGCTTGGCTTAAAACTTACTACCCGCTTGAGTTTATGTTTTCAGTTCTTAAAAACGAAAATGATAAAGATGCCAGAACAGAATATTTAATTGAGTGTAAAAGATTAGGATTAAAAATTCTCCTGCCTCATATTAATGAGTCAAAGCTTTATTTTTCACTTCAAGGGGAAGCAATTAGATTTGGTTTATGTGAAATTAAATTTATTTCAGACAGTATTGCTAATAAAATAATAGAGAAAGGACCATATAAAAATTATGCTGAATTTATTGAAAGGGCATCGCAAAAAGGTAGCGGTATTAATAGTAGGGCTGTTTCTGCTCTTAATGCCGTGGGCGCTGCGGCGTTTGATGATAATCCAAGACAAGGTGACGAAAAAGAAAGATACTACGAGTTCTTAGGAATTCCTACATTTAACTTAGACTTACCTCCAAGAATTAAATCTCAAGCAAGACCTATCTCTGAATTTGATGACCTAGGATCGTTCGTGATGTTTGGAATGGTCAAGGGAATTAAAAGAGGTAATGGTTGGTCAAGAATAGAAATTGTAGATGAGACTGGTTCTATAGGATTATTCCATACAGAGCAAACACAAATTGAGTCTGGCCAGATGTATTTTGTATTAGTTGGAGACAATAGAATTGCAAGATATATTAAGGTTTCAGAAATAGATCCAAAGTCTAATGATTTGTTTGTAGACTATTTGTATAGAAAAGAATATGATATTGCAGAAGATGAATATGTTGTTGTAAACTTTACTCCATATAAAACTAAAGCTGGGAAAATGATGAGTCATATAGTTTTATCTAATAAAAATAAAGAGTTAACTAGAGTAATTGTTTTCCCAACAATGTACAAAATGTCTTTAGCAAAAATGCGTGAAGGAATGAAATGTAAGCTAGTCTTGTCAAAACTAGATGATGGGACTTTAAACGTAAAGGAAATAAAATGACAGAAGATATTGATAGCTTAGTTCAATCAATAAGCATGAACCAAGTTTTGGTGGCATTGTTAGAAGAGTATGGAAAGCTAACAGTTCCAACCCTTAAGTTTTTAGATGTAGATATAAAAAATAAAGAGTTGGTAATAGATTATGATGAGGATGGCCCATCATTTACATTTAGTTTGAGAGATAAAAATGAACAGTAATCAAATTGTAACTGAGTATGGGTTAGATGCATTGTCTGCTATGCTGCATGAGACTGCAATACAAAAAGGATTTTGGGATGGAGAATATTCTAATGACAAGATTGGAAACAAGCTGGCTTTAGTACACTCAGAAGTTACTGAAGTATTAGAAGCAATTAGAAAAAGTAAAGGCTCTGAAGAAGTTGTAGAAGAAATGGCCGATGTAATTATTAGGCTTCTAGACATTTATGCGGCAATGATGAATGAAGGATCTGTAACACATAGCCTAGATGAAATTTTAGACAAGAAAATTAATATAAATAAAGAGCGTCCAAGACTTCACGGGAACTTATTTTAAATGGTATACTAGGAGAAAGAAAAGGTAAATATGAAAATAGATATAGATAGTGTACTATCAAAATTAGATCCAAAAACAAGAGCAAGAGTTCAGTCAGCACAAGACGTTCAAGTTGAAAAACAACTTACGCCAAGTATTGGGCTAAACTTTGCGCTCCGTGGCGGTTTAGGTTACGGCAGACAAGTTCTTGTATGGGGAAATAAGTCCGCAGGAAAATCATCATTTTGTTTACAAATGATTGCTATTGCACAAAAGCAAGGTAAGACATGCGCTTGGATTGATGCTGAAGCTTCATATGATCAGTCTTGGGCAGAGTCTTTGGGAGTAGATTCATCTTCCCTTATTTATTCTCCAGCAAAAACTGTTAATGACATGGTTGATGTTGCAACTAAATTAATGGAAGCGGGAGTTGACATGATTGTTGTTGATTCAATTTCTGCATTACTTCCTGCAATTTATTTTGAAAAAGATGGAAATGAAATGAAAGATTTGCAAGATACAAAGCAAATCGGCGCTGAAGCAAAGGATATGACCCACGCAGTCAAGATGT